AGAAACTTATTCCATTTACGCTCAGGGATAGTAACATACCTATGGCAAGGGTTTTCTATACAAATTAAAACAGGCTCAGGAATTTCAACACAATCATACCCCCTTGTCTTCCTTATAACGCCCTCATTCAAAAGTTTTTTAGATAAGCCTATTAGGGCTTGGTCTAAAGATCCAAATTTTATCATAAATTTTTCAAATTTTTAGTTGAAAATACAGTTATTAATCCACCTTCAGAATATATTGAGTAAATTTTATGCCCCTTATAGATAAGTAACCCAACATCAAATTTAGTAACTTCTTCAGTAAAATCAAGATCATCGTCTGAAGTTATAAAAAATATGTCTTCTTTTTTGCAAAATAAATTCTCACAAACTTCATCTAATTCCTCATCATAAATTTCGGGTTCCTCTTTATAAAAATCACAATCAACAAATTTATCCATAATACAAATTTTAATTATATAAAAATATAAAGGTTTTATTTTTTTAGCAAACTAATGTTTCTGTTTTTATAGGGAATTACATAATTTCAATACCCCATTTAGGTGGAAAGAAATAATCTATATTTTTGTTACTTGGTGTAAACTTTTGCTTTATTCTTGTCCCCTTAACCCCATCAACCTTTATACCTAACCCACGCATATATTTATCTGTTTCACAAAAGCAATTTTGAAGATCAGCAAGACTGGGTTTTCTTCCTGGCAAAAACCTTATATTGTTATCCCCTAAATAAAGATTAACTAACTCATCAAAATTTAATTGAAGCCATCTAAGTATTTCGAGTTGTGTCTCAGGGTTATTCTTCTTCATATCAAAACACCTTAACATACCTCTTACAGCACCTTTACCAGGAAGATTAAAATCATTTTCATCAAAATTAAATAATGGTGAATAGTTAAAATCAAGGGCATATTGCATTGACAAAAATGCAGCAATTGTGTCTATTTTTTGGAGACCCATAACAAGTTCCTCAAGACTCTGTGAACGTAAAAGTGTATAAAGATAACCATTCTCAAAAATTGACTCCCTAAAAACATTTAAGTAAATTTCCTGTTTTGAAGAATCACCCCTAATTCCATATCTTTTTACAAAAGAATCGTGGCGAACAATAGGAGCCGTAAGTAAATAAGCATTAGAGTATATTATTTCCCCCTGTGCTTTTTTTTCATTTAAAAATTTAATGATATCGTTGAATTTAATGTCAAGAGTAATATCACCAAACTCATCCTCAAGCATTTTCCAAGTTTCAATCCTATTAAAATGCTTAAACAAAAGTATTCGCCAAAAAATATCTTCAGTATCATAATCATTACTAAGTCCCCGACCGTTATAAATAACGCTTCGAATTAAATATTGGCTAACCCTATCTAAGCAACGATAAACATTTGTAAATTTGAATTCTTTAAAAATGTTATCATCAGTTGATATGGGCTTACCTTCAAACCTTTCCCAAAAAATATCCATTCTTACCTTCATCCAGTAAAAATAGTAATGCAAATTTTCATTAGCCTTAAAAGATTCCATAGTCAAAAGTTATTAGTTTACTCTTTAAAAACATTATCTGAAACGTATGTTGATGATTCACAATACGAAAAGTATAAATCACAATAATCACCTAAACCTAAAAATTCAAGAACCTTAACCCCTAGATCCCAAGGCTCATTATCAAAAGATCCATTATCAATGAACACCCGACAATCATTTGGTATTTCTTTTAATTCAAGTAAAGATTTATTATACTCTTTTAGGTAAGACTTATTCTTACGCCACATTGTATCACCAGGATATTTCCCTGTTCTTTTGAGAACCCTTTCAAGATAAAATTCATTACCATCGGGTGGAAAACTATAATACTGAATGATGATATTCTTTATACCGCAATACTCATACAAATATTTAGGACGGAATCTGTGGGATTGAGTTGTGCCAGCACCCTCAATGATAACAGAACAATCCGTATCACGAATAAAATCACTTATAGCAGCATTTGAACCAAAAACCCCTGTTTTTGAATCAAGACCCTGCCAACGAATAGTTCCATTACCCTCATACTCCTTTCCAATAAAAAGTAAGTTAAGTTCAACACAAAGTAAACCTAATTCCTTACCTTCATACATAAAAGGTTGAAAAGTAAATTTTACCATATCTCTTAAAAACTTAAAAAATAGGTAAACCCTTGTTGATTTACCCGAAGAAGAGATTCCTTTAACTATAATAGAAAATTTATCATCCATAAATTTGATATTAAAACAAAGGGCTCCTATGGAGCCCTTTGAAATTAAACTGTTAAAAACTTTATTCGGTGAAAAAAATACTTTTAACACCACCAAGCCTAAACCCAACCTTTTCGCCTGTTTCGTCTGTAACGTAAACGCTAAAAACAAAGGGTTTAGATGAGAACTTAATCCTACAGAACGAACCAGAAACCACTTTACCTTTTGCTGTGGTAACTGTAACCTTGTCCCCTTTTTTCAACTTTCCACCAAGCAAGTTAATTGCCTCAATTCCTGAGAACTTACTAACATCCACATCCTCAGCACCCTCAGCACCCAAAAGGAACTTTTCACCATCAACCTTAAACTCGGAATAATCGTTTGGGTTAAACCCGTAAAACTCAAAAGGATTCTCTCCGCTTTTTTTGGCTTTCTTTTCGGGCTTATCACTCTTCTTGGCTTTCTTTTCGGGCTTAACATCCTTTGGGGAAACACCAGCAACTGCCTTGTTACAATAATCAATGACCTCTTTACGCTTTTCCTGAGAAAGGTCGGAGTAATCATCAACAGGCTCCGTAAATAAAGCCATAAGACCCTTTGACGCTTCTGGGTTTTCAAGGGCATAAACCTTATCTATTGCCTCTGATACCTCTTCGCTTGTAATTGAACCCTCTGTAAGTTCAGGATTTTCTTCTTGGGTGTCCTCAATATCGAGTTCCCCTTTTGTTAACATTTCCTCTTCAGCAGTTTCAAGAGGAGACCCAGTGCGGTTTTCAATGATTTCAAGAGCAACAGCCATTTCCTCTTTTGAAAGGCTATTCTTTTCAACCTTAACAAGTAGCTGAGGTGTGCTAAACTTGCTCAATTTTTTCTTAATTACAGATGTTGTTTCCATGGCTTCAAATTTTTAAGATTAAACAAACTTTAATGAACTTTGATGTAACAAAGATAAAACAATTTTATTTATCAACAAAATTTTTATCGGGAAAAATCATAAAAATCTTTTATTTTTTTCTATAATCCTCCTGTATGTCCAAAACCCCCAGCACCCCTTTCTGTTACGGTTAGGGATTCAACCTGAATAAATTCCACCCTTTCAACCTTATTGAATACAAGTTGGGCAACCCTTTCCCCATGTTCAATAAGTTGATTTTCTTCTGAAAGGTTTATCAATATTACCCCAACTTCTCCCCTATAATCGGCATCAATTGTTCCTGGGGAATTTAAAACTGTTAATCCACGCTTTAAGGCTAAACCACTTCTTGGTCTAACTTGCCCCTCATACCCTTCTGGAATTTCAATAAATATCCCAGTAGGAATCAACACCCTTTTAAAAGGCTCAAGATTAAAGGTTTGTAAGTTTGAACGTAAATCAACCCCAGCAGAATTCTTAGTTTCATACTTTGGTAATGGGTAATCAGATTTGTTAACAATACGAATTTCCATAGTACATATATTAAGGTTAGTAAAAATTATTTATCAAAACTAAAACCATCAAGTCGTTGAACATACCTTGAGTAGGTGTATCCTTGTGTATCAATCATATAGTAATTCCCATCCCCTGCCTTACCAATAAATGTTCCACCCTGTAAATCCTTTGGTAAATCTGACGAAAATGAATTATTACCCTTATCTGAAGAACCATAAGATTTTGGTAAGTCAACTACTGTTAACTTATCTAGACCATCCTTTACAGTTTGGGATAATTTATTATAATCAACACCATAAATATCCTTAAAATTTACTGGTTTTCTTTCCATATCTAACTCATCAATCATCTTTGAATATATATCACCATCCAATTTACTATAGGCTTCTTTTGGTGAAAACTTTTTACCACCTTTAGGTTCCTCTTTCTTTTTACCACTTTCGTGTTCATCTGCCCTTTGACTCATAACAGTTTTTTCAGAACCACTTTTTTCTTCTGGTTCTTCTTCTCCTTTCTTTTGTTTCTTTGGTCCAAACCTTTCAATAGTTTTCCAAGAACCATCACTCTGTTTCTGCTTGCGCTTATTACCCCAAACTCTTACCTCACCAACCTGTGCTTTACGACCCTTTTCAATTTCATCAAGAATCTGGCTTATGTGTTCACTATTAGGGTGTAATTTAACAATATCGCTAACCACGCTACAAGATTTCTCAAAGTATTCTTTAGATATATCATTATTTTTTAACTTAACATTGAGAACCTCTGTAACAAGGATAACCGCTTTAATTAAATTGTCATCAGAATTAATATTCGATGAAAATTCAACTCGTAAAGCCTTTAAAATATTATTAACCTTAATTTCCTTTTCGAAACTTTCCATTGTATAAAGTTTTTAATTAGCCAAATCTTCAAAAAACTGCTCAGAGAACACCCTCTGAACATTATCATACAAAAGTGTTACCTCAGATTTATCCATTGATAACCTTATTGTTACTTTTCCTTTTTCGTGATCATTTTCAGTTATTACACCAACATCAATAAACCCATCAACATTCACCTTTACATTAGTCCCCTCGTTGAAATAATACTTCTTATCCCACATCCCCTTAACCTTACGTTGGTAATCATCTCTATACTGAAATTGTGGTAAACCAAATTCACCTATAAATAAGTTCAAATACCTTTCTCGGTATGTTTGGTTATTGAATATATTAGGAAGACAATTTTTTCGAGAAAGACCTTCAATTTTTTCTCTTTTCTTCCCACAAATGTCTGCAAACTTTTTAAGATCCTCAGGTCTCTTGTAAACCTTACCCCTCATATAATATGACAAATATTCAAGTTGCAAATTTGTATAAAAATCCGTTATCGGAATATCCCTATCCTTTTTTAGTTCCATAAATTCAAATGTTATTATTTATGGGTCAAATTTAATCAAATTTTATTTTATTCTTTATGACTCCAGTATGGAAATCTATAACGCTTAAAGAACCCTCAAGAACTTCAATAAGTTGTGATTGTGAGATTGAACCAGGATCTTCATTCTTCCAAGGTATTCTTCCTATGTATGTATCAAAATAATCAAGCAATAATCCACCAGCCCTTTTAGATTCAAACTCAGTATTATTATCAAACAACAAATAAAACTTTCGAACATTTGGAAAACTTGTTTTAATCAATTTTGCTTGTTCATCTGTTACGTGGTTACCAAAAAAGAAGCAACACTTTACCCCATCCTGTTTATATAATCCTAATTTATTATCAACTCCAACCTTATCAAACATTCCCTCAACACCAATAATTGTATCAGTATCTGGTGTTATATCATTAAGTCCACCAACAATTTTTGAAAAATCAGTATTAGGTGAATTTTCATACCTAAGCATTAATCTAGCCTTCCCACTCTTAAAGGCTTTAAGATTATCTTCATGCCAAGATTTACTTAAAATTGAACGTGCCAACCACCCCACAACCCTATCACCATGCTTCATTTTAAAAATAATGTAATTATCTCTTAATTTTGAAGCAACCCCTGTCATTCCTGGTTCAAATAATTCATAATGCTCATCAAGAAAACCACGATTATCTAAATAATCATTCTTTGTGATTTGTTTAAACCCAATAGGTAGGGATTTCTTATCCATTAATTCTTCTTCTTTTTTGTTAAAAATTTCCCTTAATGGTATTAAGGGCTTGATCTTAACCGTTGGTGCATCACCACCCCATAAATCAATCCTATCAATATCTCGTAAATACCTGTAAAGTGAATGTTTCTCCCCACATTTTAAATGGTGAACCACACCCCTACCCTCAAAAAGAAATCCTAACTTTTCAGATTTACCACACCAAGGGCAAACTAATTTATTATTAGTAAACCAACCCTTTACCCCAAAAGGCTTTAGGTTAAATTCATTAATTATTTTCCTTCGATCCATCACCAAATAATATTTTAGTTCGTTTACGATCAAAGAACCTACCATGCTCATAATCTGTTGCCACCATCAAAATTTGTTGAGCCTTATAATTACGTAACTTATCACAGTAAACTCTCATTAAATTATTCTTATACTCATCATTTGTTTGGTTAAGTGTAAATACGTATGAAAATGGGTCAATAAGGTTTTTATCCCCAGAAAGATTATTCCTTGTAATCACCCTGTCTGGACTATTCCAAACCTCTATTGGAACATTGTCTACTTGATCCGCTGTAATAATACGTGTTCCAAATTCTGTGCAAATATTCTTAAGACGCTTTGCAACATTTTGCTTTTTCATTTTTATTGATTGGGTATCAACACCATATTTTATCCCATCTCCTGGGTGAAGTAACCCTAAATAATCTATAACAACTAATTCGGGAAGGCTTCCACTTTCTTTTTCAAAGTCGATAATTAAATCCCGAACCTCAACACAACTTGCCTCATCAAACTTTTCAAAAGCATAAATATAAACATCCCTTTGCTTTCTAAGCATATCATCAACAACCTTTTGAAGCCTAATTTCAAGTGCCTTATCAACATTTCCAAACCGTACATCGCTAAATGACATTGCTGTCCATGCCTGAGTATATTTTGTAAAACATTCCTCTTTAGAAGATTCAAGTTGTATATGTAAAACTTTATACCCAAGCCTAGCACCATAAATTGCACACCCCTTTAAAAATGTTGATTTACCAACACCACTTCTTGCTATTAATAATGCCGTATCCCCCTTATCTAAGCCACCAGAAGTAACAATATCTATTGGGTCAACCCCAAAAGGAACTTTCTCACCATCAAATTCACCATGATCCTTTGCTATTTGCCTATCCTTCATAATAGTTTCAAAATCCCTAAACAATTTCATAAATTGTGATGTACCTTGTTTTAGGGAAAAATTAATTATTTCCTGCGATTCTTTTGCTGATAATACAACCGCTTCATCCCTTTTTCCATCATTATAAAGGTTTGCAACCTGCTCATTTAATTGTAAAAATCTAATATTCTTTATATACTGTTCAAGTTGCCTTAAAGTATCTTCCATATCAGGAACTTGGGAATCTTTTATTTCAGATAAAATTACTTGAACTTGGCTGTTAGTTGAAAACTGTTGGGAAACATACCCTATTGATGGAAGTTTATCATTATTCTTATAAAATGATGTAATTGATTTTAGGATGTGTTTATATGCTATAAGGCTATCCTCAACATACGTATACTTTAAATGAACAGTTACAATCTCAAGAACAGGCTTTTTTAAAAAGCATAATTTAAAAAGTTCATTTAAGAACCTATTCGTCAATGTTATTGGTTCTGCCATACAAATGTAATTTTTACAAAATTAAATATAAGAAATCTTAAACACCCCACCACTTTCCTTTAAATCTTGGATTGCAAAATATGTACTCATAGCCCCATCATCGTGTTCTGTTGCTGATTCCAATTTTCCACTATCCTGATTAAAGGTTACGGAGTTAAATTCACCACATAACCACTGAGCATTATTACGTGATTTTTCAAATCTTTTTTATTACTACCAGTAGTAAATTCTTCAATATTTGTTAAGCCCCTTTCTCTTGCTAATGCTGATAAAATTCTTTGAAAATTATTATTCTCACAAATAAATTTATTAGGCTTAAATGCGCTATCAATAAAAAGCATCCTACTAATCTGTTCGTTATGGGAAGCACCCTTTGCCCTCCAAACATATATTAAATAATACTTTTTATCAACACCACGCCCCCATACACTAAAAACAGAATAGTCAGCACCAATACCCCCAGAAATAGCAAAGTCACAACCAACCACAACCTTTTCCATCTTAATAGGATAAGATTCAATATTATCAACCAATTTAACCTTATCCATACCAATATAAGAACGCTCAAGAAATTCCCATGGAAATATTGTCGAAGAATCTGATACAGGAACACAAAGTACCTCTCGAGAAAATATCAGTGATCCCATAGATTCCTTCATATCCATCAAATACTTAAATGTGTGGCGCTCTGGTGCTAAAATTGAACCATCTGGATAAATTCCAGGATAAACAAAAGACCTAAACCGCTTATCATTTTCTATATCGTAATAAAGGTCGGTAAAGAAAAAAGGTGTCCCCGAAACAAGTAAGTACCCTCCTGGTTCAACAATACTAAGTATTTCAGCATAAAAAACCTCTTTAAATTTATCCCTTTGTTCGCTTGAATAAATGCATGATTTATCTAAGAAATCATCAACAACCACACCACCAACATGTAATCCCCTAATTGCTGAATCTTTAGACCTCAAATGTATAACAGCCCCATTCTTGGTTCTTATTTGATCCTTACCTAAATCGTGTAATTTATCTGGAAGTAAAACATCGTGTAATAAATCGTTTGAACGTATCTCCTGAACAATTTTTGATAAATGAAGCCTTGCTAATTTTGATTCATTAGTAATTATAGCAGTTTCCCTACTATTCTTATTATCTAATCTATCCTGTTGAAATATTCTTGGTTTTCTGTAACGAAATAATCTCCATAAAGGAAATGCAAAACAAAACTCATAAGACTTACCACTACCCCTTGAACACCTAAAACTACTCCATGGATAAAGTTGAACCATATTGCCCCATTCAATATTTCTCCAACCCATATCAAAATTAGGAAGAGTTGTAGCCTTGAAGTAATTATAGGATAAAATCTTTAATGTATCATCAAATGTTTTTTGAAATTTTGGGAGGTATTCTATTGATGATAAATCTATTGAAGCTCTTCCTTCATTTAAGATATTATCAACTTCCTCAATAGTGCTTGAAAATAATTTATCTATATCCCAACTATAACCACCAAGCAATTCATTCAGGGCATCATCTGGTAAATTTTCTATTATCTCAGAAACAACCTTATACGAATCAACTGTTTGGCTATACCCTTGTATCATAACTAAAATTCAAAAGAATTTCTAAATCTTTTTTCTTCACCAACAGTTGAGCCATTGCTTCGAAGACCCATAAGAAATTTCTTTACTAACTCCCTTGTTGCTTTTGTATCAGCAGCAGCACGGTGGGCATTAACAAGTTCAATCCCCGCATTCTGAATACAGGTTCCCAATTTATAATTGGGGGATTCTTGCCAACGAATCCTACTCCACCACATAGTGTCTATGGTGAAATTATCATTAACAAATTTTGAAAGATCTTTCTTACAGAATTCAAACATTGAATTAAGAAAGGGTATATCGAATTTGTCAATGTTGTGTCCAACTAATATTGGCTTTTCCCTCCCAACCTTTTGGCTCTGTAAAAACTTACATAAATCATTAACGACAACACCAATATTCTTACCCATATTCTCAACCACATCCATATCAATCCCATTTGAATCAAGGGCTTCTTTTTGAATAACTAAATCGCCATAAGGCTTAATGAGGGTATCATATTCATCCCCATTATCAAGATCGTTCGTAAGAACAAACATCGCAACCTCAAGTACAGGATTCTTTTCGTGGCTTAACCCACCAGTCTCAAGGTCAAATACAACAAAATTCGCTTTAAATTCCATAACTGTCCTCCCTTACATTGTAAAGATTCACACCCTTAATCCTCTTTGATTTTTCAATTCTGTTGAACCCTAAATACCTAGGTAAATGCTTCCTCACAGTATAAGCCTTAGCATCGTTTATTGTAAACGGTTGACCAGACTTCTTCTTTTTAAACCTATCATTCAACCAACCAGTAAATTGAGTTAAGGTTAATTCTTGAACTAAATACTTTGCCATAACTTACGAATTTTTATTAAACTTCCCAAATATTAACTATACCAGATGATAATAGGGCACCATCAAGTTTATCAAATGCCTCATCTCTCTCATCTATATCCTCAAAATCAAACGTATGGTTCGCATATTGTGGAACCTTTGTTAATTGTAAATTCTTTTCAACCCTATTAAGGACGATTGAATAAATAATTTCACGCTTCTGGGGGCAAAATCTTTCATCCTTACCCCATGAATTTATTACCCAAATTAAAATCCTTTCATCTTTTATCTTAACAAAATCCCTCTTATTTATTAAAATTGATGAACCCTTTTTATCCTCTTCATCTGTTATTTCTTCAGAAACTTTATTCTTAAAATTAGTATTTGCATCAAGTAATAGATCCTTAATTTCATCATCCTTCCTAAACTTATAATTATTAAGAATCTCAACAATACTTTTAGCATTAAATTTTTTAAAAAGTTCAATAATTTCGACAATAATCTCTGAATCTATTTTTGATAT